GAACAGCTCCACGTGCAGCACTTCGCGGCGGATCAGGTCCATACCGAGTTCGAAGACAGCCAGCGCCGTCAGGTCGCCGGAGCGGGCGAAATCCAGACCGAAGCTGTGCGGCCTGTCCGCCTTCAGCCCGCGCAACGCGCCGGACAGGGCGCGCTCGCAGAAATCATGCGCTCCGGCGATGCGGAGATGCTCCGGCGCGGTCTTGAAGTCATCCTCGAAGACCTTGCGCGCCACGGGACAGGGGACCATCCTGCGCTCGATCTCCACCCTGGTGAGCGCCGCCCCTTCGCTTTCCGCCGGAATGCAGTCCAGCTCCTGTTTCATGGCCGCCGTGCGCGCCCCGTAGGCTGCGCGGATGCGCGCTTCCCACGCCCGTTCGGCCTGCGGCGAATAATCCCATCCCTTGACCGCGCAAACGCGTCTGTAAAGACCGTTTTCAACCGCCTTCGAAAAGGGGATGAAATGGTGGCTGTATGGCAGCTTGCCCGCCTTGACCTCGCGGATCAGCTCGTTGAACGGATTGAGAACTCCGTTGTGGGTGGAGATCACCCGCACCTTGCCGCCCCAGATCAGCAGCGCGTTGACGGCGTCCAGCACGGCGCGCACATCCTTGTGAAAAGCCGCTTCGTCAATGACGACGATGCCTTGCAGGCCGCGAATGTTCTCCGGGCGCGAGGACAGCGCCTCCACCCGGAACCCCGATCCGAAGCGCACCCGGTAGGCGCTGATCTGGCGCGTCGAGCCGTCATCCAGCTGATCCTCGAACAGGAACTCCTCGATCTCTCCCAGTTCCTTGGCCGTGACCCGGGCGAAGTGAGCCACGTAACCGATGAACTCCCGCCCCTTGTCGCGGGTGTCGCCGATGTAGAAGATATTGTCTCCGCCGCTGGAACGCCCCGCTGCGGCGATCAGCGTGTCATCCAGGGCCTCGGCGAAGGTGATGCCCGTGCGGCGGCCCTTTTCGGCCAGCTTCAGGGTGGATTTGTCGGCCAGCCATTCCCGCTGGTGCCGCATCAGGATGCCCTTGGCGAAGGGATCGAGGCCGCCTGGCAATTCCCGCGCGGCGGGCAGATCGTCCGGCATCCGGCCGCTTTCTCGCGGCAGCACCGGCGCGCCCGCCCTGATATGCGCATCCCTGGTCATTTTTCCACCACGCCCAGCACTTCGCGGCGGATGCGCGCCACCATCTCCGCCGAAAGACCGGCCTCGCGGCCCGCCCCCTCCACGGCGTCGGCCACCTGGGCGGCGAATTCATGCTTGGCGAGACGGCGGGTCTCCGCGTTTGTCTTGCGCGCCCGCTCCAGCCGCATCACGGCGTCGGCGGCCTTCGAAAGCATGGCCAGCCCGCCGTCTTCTCCATCGCCGCCGGACATGGCCCCGGCCATCACGACGTCATAGATCAGGGTCTTGAGGGCCTCGATGAGCAGCAGGCCGACATCGCCTTCCGGCAGGTCGTTCAGTTTCTCCGCCATGATGGCGGCCACCTCGCGCGCCTGGGTGAGCTGCTGGCCCACGGCGGCGATGGACAGCGCCTTGCGGTTGAAGGCCGAGCGCGACACCGGCCCCAGGCCGAGCCGTTTCAGACAGCCGTTCAGTTCGGCGCGGATGTCCTCCTGAGTGCGCCTGCGTTCGCCCAGGGCCGCCAGGGCTGCGGACACGCACGGGGCCGCTTCGTCCGGGAGCAGATCGATGGATGAGAGCCTGCCGCGATGCGCCTTCATGCCGTCCTCCTCATTCAGGGGACGGGCGGTTCACCCCGTCGAGACGGATGCGCCGTTCGACATGATCCAGCCCGCGCGTCCTGATGGTGGCCACCAGAATGCCGGAGACGTCCCGCAGGCGCAGCGCCTCGGCCTCCTCCAGCCAGCGCAGCTGGGCGCGGATGTTCTCGCGCGAGCGGTGATGCCCGAAGGCCTCCGCCACTTTCTGCAGCACCGCCTCGTTGGCCGTGTAATCGGTCTGAGCCGCCAGTTCGCGCAGGATGATCAGCCGCAGGTCGCGGGTGGCGTATTCGCTGTAGTCCGTCATTTGCCGCTCTTCTCGCTCAACAGATAGTCCTCCATGCGCCGCAGACTGCGCGCGATCGGGTCGATCTTCGCTGTCAGCTCCTTCATGTCGCCCTCCATCGAGCTGATGGACAGGGCCAGCGAATGCACCGCGCTTGCTCCGGGCATCTGCGAAATCTGCGTCTCCAGCTGGGCCACCCGCACCGTCAGCCGGCCAGCCTCGTCATGGACCTCCTGAATTTCCTTCTTGCTGGCCGCCTGGGCCGCCACATACCGCGTCCACAATGTCAGCGCGACGCCCCACAACAGTCCCGCGACGCTCAAGGCCAGCTTCCAGTCCATGCCCGTCAGCTCCTTTTCCCGTTCTTTTTTCCGCGCGGGGAAATGGACAAACCACCCCAACCTTCCTGATTGATCATCTTTTTTCCTTCCCGTGTGCGCCCCGGCGGCACAGGGCGCGCACCTTTTCGTTGTGCGCCAAAATCTGCCTCAGCGTGCCCGGCGTATCGGCCCGCGAGGGGCGGATGAGGCGCGCCACGGCGCAATAGCCACCGGCGAGGGATAACTCCGGGGGCCGCGCCGTGGCGCAGGCGGCGAGAGGCATCGCCAGGAGGAAGGCGGTCAACAACCGGAGCGGGGGGATCACCGGAAATCTCCTTCTTCGTTCAGCTTCTCGCGCACATCCTTGTCGGGCAGGGCTGCGGTCTCCTCGTCAATGCGGCCCGCCAGGGCGGCGGCCCCGGCGATCTTCAGCGCCTGATCGGCGATCATCGCCCGCTCGTCCAGGGAGACTGCGGCGCGGCGCTCCAGCATGGAGTAGAGCCGCGCCGCCGCCCCCAGGAGGAACATGATCAGGGAGACCCATCTCATGACGCACTACCACTCACGGACATCTCAGCGCGCCGGATGCGCGGCGGCCTTGGCCACGCCGTGGCGCAGCGCGCCCAGGCCGAAGGCGGCGGCCACGTAATCAAGCCAGTTGTCGCCCACCTGCACGCCGGGGATATCCCAGCCCAGCAGCTTTTCGGAAACAACCACCACGATGAGCAGGGCCGCCACGATGTAGGTCTTGTATCCATTGAGGAAATTCATTTGTCCGTCTCCTTGTTGCCGCCAGCATCACACCAGCTGGATTTCGTCTTGCCGAAGTAGGGCCGCCCGTAGCCGCGCGCGATCAGAAGCTGGCCCAGCTCGACGGAGCCGTTTTCCGTGGTGATATCCACCTTGGCCACCACCCGCCCGGCGTATTTGCCCCACTGCACGTCACGCAGCCAGACCACATCCTGCGGATGCACCAGCCCCTTGACATAGGCCGTCGCCTTCAGCGCCAGCTTCTTTTCATAAGGACAGTGCGGGCGGAACTTCTCCGGCGTGTCCACCCCGAACACCCGCACGGCGGCGGGCACTTGCAGGCCCGGCCAGGCGTCCACCACCACGCGGATGGTGTCGGAGTCCGTCACCTTGACCACCCAGGCCCGGTAAGCGCCGGGGAACACCCGCTTCACCTTGGCCGCCGCGCCCCCGATCTCCCAGGCGCAGGAGGCCAGCATCAGGCCGATGGCCGCCGCCGCGATCCTTTTTTTCATCATTTTGTCCCTCTTCAAGCTTCAAGTCCTGGACGCCATTTTCAGCGCCGCGATTTCCGTGTCCCGGACGCGGCGGCTCCAGCCGCGCCCGAACCACCGCCATGTCCGCAGCCTGTGCAGCCAGCCAAGCCGCCGCGCCGACAGCCGCCGGATGACGCGCTTCGCCCCGGCCCGGCGGACAGCGGCCAGGGTCTTGGGGCCAACGTAGCCGTCCGCCCGCGCTCCCGCGCTTCTTTGAAGGGCCTTCACGGCCCGCTTCCAGCCGCTGTTCACGGCGTAATCGAAGACCACGAGATCGACCCCGGCGGGCAGATCGTCTCCCCACACGGGCCGCCAGTACCACCAGCGGTAGATGCCCGCCGCCTCGCGCTTGCGCAGACGCCGCACATCGGCCACGCTCACCGGCGTCCCGCGCCAGCGGCGCAGCACACGGCGCGTGATGCCGTATTTCGTCGCTCCGCCGGGGTCGCGCCGGTTGTTGACAAAGCCGCCTTCGTGCTTCAGCACCACGGCCAGGCATTTTGTGAAGTTCCCTTTCGCCATGCCCCGACATTGCCCGCCCGCCGGGGACAAAAAAACGGGGGCGCGGCCCCCGTCAGTCCCGGCCCACGGCTCAGGCCCGGTCACGCCACGAAAACAGGTCCGGGCCGCGCCGCGCCTCGCGCAGACGCCGCTTGTGGCGCTTCACCGTGGAGCGGTCCACGCCCACCGCGTGGGCCACCCGGTCCACCGGCCAGCCGCGCTCCAGCAGGCTGGCGATGCGGCGGCGCTTGTCCGCCGCGCTCATCGACGAGCCGACCGGGATTTCCACCTCGCCGCCGCCGATCTCCTTGCAGATGGCCGCCGCCGCCTGCTCGCCCAGCAGCTCCGTCATCCAGTGCCCGGCCCGCGCCCGGGCCGGAATGTAACAGCGCATTCCGCCCCTGGCGCGCATCAGCGCCAGAGCGGCCTCGTCCCCGGCGGCGGCGGCCACCTGGGCGAGAATTCCCGGATATCGCGAATGGATGGTCATGGCGCTCATTATATATATGCGCGCCGGGGGAGCAAGCGGGGCGCTCCCCCGGCGGGTTTCGTCTAGGCCCGCAA